ATTTCAAGAGCGCAAGTGCCTCTTTCAGGAGCTGATTTAAGTTTTCTTTTTAAATATTGTGGTTATGATGTAGTGCAGAGTGAAGGTAGTATCTGCAGCTCTGGATCGATAGAAAATAATGTGCGCCCTCGACGATGTGCCGTGCATGTGCCCTCTCACGCTTTTAATACAAAAGAAGTGGGACGGGTTGCAGAAGAAATAGGCGCCACTATCACTGATTATGATGAAGGAGTTAAGGTTGAGACCACAGAATTACTGCTCCCAGTATTTCTTGTTCGTCTTGAATCATGCCAACTCACAGACCAAAGTTTGGACTACATTTTACCACAAAATTCGTTTATGTTGCGTGTGTTCTCTATGAAGAAGAATCAGAAATATGATTTTGGAAATACATTTTTCCTTAATGATCGCATATTTTTGATGCCTCATCATTATATGTTGATGCTTAAATACCAATTAAGTGTAGGTAATATCGCTGAATCTGATGAAGTTAATTTTTTGCGCGGCCCGACTACTCTGGAACGATCCAAAAAGACCAACCCAAATCGTATAACGTGCACTGTGGCTGATTTGCTCGACTATGCACAAATAATTTCTCGTGCTCATTTGGATGATCCTCAACCATTTGCGAAAGATGCTGTTGTCGTGCGTGTTAAGAACATGTCGGGTCATAGTTGTTCGTCGATGATCAAGAAATTTATAACGCGGGAAGAATATGGGAAACTGAATGACCCGGGTTTGAGTGGTTACTTAATTGGACAACGTTTCACAAGTCAGCGTGATGATTGCTATAATGTTGCATTGCCCTGTGTTGACATCACTCCTGTAAATCGTTATAAAACGATGGCTTTTGGTATTGATGGCGATACAGCAGCCCGAGATCTTATTGGAATAGCTAGTGCAGGCCCTGAGTTGAACCCTACCTATTTCCAAAGCCTCATTCGAGATCGGTATAATTACAAAGCTGATACACGCCAAGGGGATTGTGGAATGGTTCTTTTTGTCGAAAGTCCGCAGTTGACACGCTCGCTTGTTGGGATTCACGTTGCTGGAGACAAACAAGTTGGTCGTGCCAATAGTGTGCCAGTTACTCAGGAGGATATCTATGATGCGATCTCTCGTCTCGCTTATTGCGAGTCTGAGTGTTTTTCGCAACCCGAGCTTCAACCGCTCGTGGAGCAAGACATCACTGCTCCAGTAGCTAATCTTCCGGGTGGTGGTTTTCACTACATTGGACGACTAGAAGGGAAAGTACCTATACAACCATTGTCAACAACCATACGTCCTAGTGTTGCGCAACTTCATCTATCTGAGTTGAAAGAGATTTATCGTTCCCGAGCGAGGCAAAATTATTCCATTGAAATACTCAAAGCTCCCGCTCATCTCAGAGTGTCATTCGAGAACCCCCCGAGTTGTCGAATATTCTATGGGAGGAAGGGAGAGTTGTGTTATGAAGGAGATGGTGGTATTACCCGGCTGAATGAGGAAAATTTGCAACTCTGGAAATCACAAGGTGGTGTGATTCACGATATTCTTATGAAAGGGCTTGAAAAAACATCTATCCGCTTGCCTTACATTTCTCCATTAGCGATCAAACAAGCGGTCAATGCGACACAACAAAAGTTTTTGCGCATGGGACCAAATTCAACTTGTCCATATGAGAAAGCAGTGAGTCAGAATTTTGAAACAGATGAATTGGGAATAGCTGAGATTGCTAAGGAAGAAATCTCGCGACGAGCCTTACTCTTGAATGCTATCAGCGCATCTAAGGATAAGACACCTCGTGAGATATACGCTAGTGTGCTTCGCCTTGTTGCATTGACAGCAGAAGAAGGAAAAATTTTCCGAGAAAACATCGATCTTTCTACGCCTATTTTTATAAACCAAATGCAAACCGAATTAACATACATGGCTGGGTCTCGTATAGATAATGCGCTTCACGGCCGAAATCCCATGATTCTTACAATCGTTCAAAGTGTGCAAGGGATTCCAGGAGATCCAACTATCCGACCAATCAATTCGAAAAAATCTCCTGGCTACCCATATACGGCGAAAGGGCTTAATTTTGGAAAGAAACCGTGGGTTGGGAAAGAATGTAAGTGTGATGGTGAACTCTGGCCTGAGCTGGAAAGAGACGTGCGTGACCTGATTGAAATAGCGAAGACACAAATACCCCCTGTGTATTTTGTAGCAACACTCAAAGATGAGTTGCGACCTCTTGCGAAGATTGAACAATATAAGACCCGAGTTTTTTGCGCAGGCCCTATGCATTTTACTATTGCTTTCCGTATGTATTTTATGAGATTTCTTTCTTTTGTTCAAGAAAATCGTCTTTTTAATGAGAGTGCACTTGGAATCAATTATTACTCTCGAGAATGGGAAACGCTTGGCACGTATTTGTCTCACTGGGACGGACCCACTTGCATTGCGGGCGATTACACGAATTTCGATGGTAGCCTTAGTAACCAGATACTTGAAGAGATTTATAGTATTGTGGAAGGCTTCTATACGAAATACGGCGCTACAAGAGAAGAGCATGCTATACGACGCCATCTCTGGCTTTGTCTAACTCGCTCCATGGTTATCGGTCGCAATGGGTGTGTGTTTCGACTCTTTAATAGTCAACCAAGTGGAAATCCTTTTACTACTGTTATTAACATCTTGTTTAATAGCGTTGTGTTTCGCATGGCGTATGTGGAACTGATGCGTGAAGCACCTCAACTTAAACGGGATGTTTATACTTTTGAAGAGGATGTCCATTTGGTTTCCTATGGAGATGATAACGCCGCTAACATCAACCCAATTATTTTCCCTTGGTTTAACATGCAGACTATAAGTATTCAACTGGCTAAGTATGGTCTTACTTATACCGATGAGACAAAGCAAACGACTGTCGTGCGCGGGAGATACCTTCATGAAATAAACTTTCTGAAGCGAGGATTTCGTCGTGCGAACGCTTTTTCTCGTCTCTGGGTCGCACCTCTAGACATCGACACCGTTAAGGAGATGTGTATGTGGGTGCGAAAGGGAGACGAGAATGCGAAAAAGAAAATTCTTGCTGATGGAGTGGCCACTTCTCTAATGGAGATGTCGCTCCATGGGCAAGAGATTTACGAAGACTGGTGCACCTTTGTGAAAGGATTTGAAATGAAGGAGTTACTCGGAAAGGATATGGTGACCATCCCTGATTTTGAAACTCAGTTCACACGCGCGTGTAATCAAGATCTCGATCTTGACCAGTTTTAATTTTTATTTTTAAAAAACATACCATTCCGAGTATGGCGCTGGCGATTAGTTACAGTAGCAGACACGCCCACTTGGGCTCTCGGTCTTAGTAAATTAATGTAATGGGCGAACGTCTTTGACCAATAGCCAATCTTAAATATGGAAAAAGAAAATATTAATATCGA